CCGGTGAAGGCGGACGGGACGCTGACCGTGGCGGGCGAGACGTGGCTGCAGGTGATCCGTGGGCTGAAGCCCAGCCAGCTCGCCAAGGGCCTGGCAAGTTGCCTGACTGAGGGGAGGGAGTGGCCACCGAACGGGCCGCGCTTCTTGGCGATGTGCCACGGGCTGCCGTCGCTGAACCGCGTGGAGCAGGAGATGGTGCCGAACCGAGGCCGATCAGGCTTTGCGGTGCTGGTCCGCTCGATGCTGGATCTGCACGTGTTCAACACAGCCGACGGCGCCCAGCAGGGCCGCATGGTTCGGGATGCCTACGAACGCGCGCTGCATCACGTCCTCAACGGCAATCCGTTGCCGAGCGACGTGCCGGCGCTCCCGCCGCCGGCACCGAGGCTCCCGAAGGTCCGCGACCGCTCGGCTGCCTCCCAGGCGATGGCGCGCGCTGCGGCTGATCTGGGGTTCGAACCATGACCAAGGCCGACACCATCCGGACTCTGTGGAACGAGCGCTGCAGCGTCGCGGAGATTGCCGCCGCTGTTGGCTGGCTTCCCTGCAACGTCCGTTTCTTCATCCGCGCGTGGATCGGGGAGGGCACCAATGCTCACCGATAGGGAACTGGCCGCTGCCCAGGAGGCGGGCATGCACATGCGGGACGCCCACAAGGACCGCGCGCCTCCGCTCTACGCCATGGGCGAGGACGGTTTCAGGCTCCGCCGGCGGTGGGAGGCGGGGTGGGACCGAAGGGACGAAGAGATCAGGGCCGAGCGCCGAACGAAGCAGGACACCAGCCAGCGACCGCTGGTCAACCGAGCGAAGGGAAGGAAACGATGAAACCACTGGTGATCTACCACGCCAACTGCGCCGACGGCTTTGCTGCTGCCTGGGCAGTGCGCCAAGCCATGGACGCTGAGTTCCACCCAGGCAGATATGGCAAAGCCCCACCGGAGGTGGCCGGCCGGGACGTGATCTTGGTGGACTTCAGCTACCCCCGCGCTCTGTTACAGGAGATGCAGCAGGTGGCGCGATCGATTCTGGTGCTGGACCACCACAAGACTGCGGCGGCAGACCTGTGGCCGTCTGATGAGGCGGGAAAAGAACTGATGCGTTTTGACCTGAGCGTCGTCCGCCACCGGTGGAACTGGGAACGTTTCCTGAATTTTGTAGAGCTTGACTGTGCCTCAATCGATAACGCGTGCGTGTATGCGCTGTTTGACATAGAACGCAGCGGAGCGGGCATTACGTGGGACTTCTTCCACCCTGGGAAGGCGCGGCCGGCCCTGATCGACCACGTTGAAGACCGCGACCTGTGGCGCTTCGAATTGCAGCACACCCGCGAGATATGCGCCACGGTGCACAGCTACCCATTTACGTTCGAAGCCTGGGACGCACTGGCCGGCGAGACGACGTATTCGCTGTATCAGCAGGGGCTGGTGTTGGAGCGGGCAAGGGCTAAGGACGTGGCCGACCAAGTGGAGCTGTGCCGCCGAGAGATGGTTATTGGCCACTACGCGGTGCCGGCGGCTAGCGTTCCGCACAGTTTTGCCAGTGAGGTCGGTGCCAAACTGGCATCAGACAAGCCGTTCGCGGCCACCTATTACGACACCGCGGAACATCGAATTTTCAGTCTTCGTGCCGCAGACGATGGGATAGACGTTGGCGAGGTCGCCAAGATGTATGGCGGCGGTGGCCACGCGCGCGCTGCGGGCTTCACCGTGCCTCGCGACCACGAGTTGGCGCGCGCCTGATGTGGTCCAAGGCACCGCCACCCACGAAGGAAGAGGCCGCACGGATCGAACTGGCGAAGGTGGGCCCCTGCATGGCGTGCCTGATCCACTACTCCAGAGGGCTGATGGCGCAGCGGCATGTGATCTACGGGTGCGAATACAACCACGCGAAGTCAGGAAACATCCGCCGCGGTCACGCATTCGGTTACGCACTCTGCCGGTGGCACCACCAGAGATACCGGCGCGAGGGGATGACCCAGGAGCAGATGGTGCGGAGATGGGGGCCACCATTGCACTGGTCAAAGCAATTTCATGAGGCGTTCGGCACGGACGACGAGCTGATCGCCCAGCAAACGTACATCAACGAATTGAGGAAAGCGGCATGAGAGAGCGACCCATGTTTAGCCCGGATGACGTAAGGGAAGTCTTCGTAAAGCACCCGGGCGTCTCCCATAGCAAGGCCGATCTGTGCGAGGCGCTGAGGCCAGCCGGGTTTGTGGACGATCCAACCAACCGCGAGTACCTGGGCGACGTTCTGCGCTACCTGGTCCGAGGTGGTTACCTGGCCAAAGAGGGCGATGCGGCACGGCCGCTTTACACGCGCACCGGCAGGCCGAAGGGGCGCCGAAACCTGCTGCCTCCGGGCGAGGCAGCTCGGAGGCAGCGGGAGCGGGAGCGATTGAAACAAGCTGCTCGCCGCGCGCTGCGCAACCCGCGCGAGCGGCGCGTGGACAGCAACACGGTCTGCCGCCCGAAGGTGAAGGCGATGGTCGCCAATGGGCAGCCGGAAACCGTCGAGCAGTTCCGCGCGCGGGGCGGGAAGGTCGAGAAGCTGCTGGCCCACTGGCAGATGCGGGAGCGCGCGGCATGAACATGGAACAGATCGACACCAGCACGACGGCGGGGAAGGCCGAGTCTCCTCCGGACATTTGGATTGTGTCCGGGTCTCTTGGCGCGGGCTTCGATGGGTTCGCCTTCGATGCCGAGCGGGATGCTGTTGAGCATAAGCTTGAATGGGGCGGAGTGGTCGTCAAGTACATCCGCGCCGACCTCGCTGGGGAGGGGGAGTGATGCGCTACTACCTTCTGGCATTTGCCGCATTCATCGTGGCTACCGCACTGATGTACCTGATTGGCGCATTCACCGCAGCCAGTGTCGATCCGTCCGACTGGGCGCCGCCGGCGCGCTTCATCCTCGCCTTTCTGGATGTGGCGTGTGGTGTGCTGCTGGCCGGCGCAGCCCACTCGGAAGCGAAGGAAGTTCGCCGACTGGTGCGGGTTGACTTGGCGGACCGGGAGGCCAGTGCGCGCTGGCACCGGGACTGGGAGAAAAAGAAGTGATAGGCGACATCAGTGAGCGGCCGCCTCTCCTTTACCAGTTGCTGCTTGAATTGCTGTCTGAGGGGCGCGTGTCTGTGAATGAATCGCGCAGAATCCTGAAAGAGGTGTCCGCGACCCAGCGCGCAGGCTGCGTCCTGGTGCCGGCGGAGCCGACCGCAGAGATGATCGAGGCCGCACAGGGAGCCTACATGCCCTTCGGCGATATGGGATTTGCAATATCGGCAGCGATCGCCGCTCGCCCGGAGGTGCCGTGATGGGTCTTTCGACTGTCACGCAGAAGGCCGTGGCACCGGTAAAGGCGGGAACCGCCATGGAAGAGCAGCTGCAGCTGAAGGGTATTGGCCGTCTGCTGGCCGGCTTCGGCTACCGCTATGGGTCTGAGGTCCAACTGCACCAGGCGCTGGCCACCGTCCTGGAACAAGCGGGCCATGCACACGTGCGCGAGTACCGGCTGGACGCCAGCAACCGCGCTGACTTCTGGCTGGATGGCCTGGTGATCGAGGTGAAGGTAGCCGGCTCGCTCGCCGATGCCCTGCGCCAGGTCGGGCGCTACATCAACCTGCCGCAGGTGCGCGGGGTGCTGCTGGTCACTACCGAACGCTGGGGCGAACGCCAGCTCGTGGCTCGGCCGGCCTGGGACGGAAAGCCCTTCAACATCGTTCGCCTGAAGAGGCAGGCACTGTGATGCAAACGACCTATGGAACCCTTCTGTACAGCGCCACCGGCAGCACATGGCGGGTGATCTGCGAGCCGCAGGTGCGCGCGCGCATGAAGCGCGTGTTTCCCAGGGTGCGCCAGCACGCCGCAGAGCACATCGACCTGTCGGCTACGCCTGAGAACAGCCGGGAGCTGCAGTGGTTCACGCAGCGCTACCCGTTGACGATGGATGCAGACACCGAGCGCGCGCTACAGCGGCTGGCAGACGAGCATGTGGACATGGAACGCAGCCTGGGCGAACTGCTGGCCGGCCGTGTGCAGATCCCAGAGTTCACCTTGGCCAAGCCGCCGCGCGAGTACCAGCGTGTGGCGGGGGGGCGGCTGTCCATCCCTGGTGGCCTGCTGCTGGCGGGCGAGCTGGG